TTTGGTTGAAAGCAAACGAAAACTCAGGTGATTTGATTGTCATGAACCCATACCCTAATAAGTTTATGAATACGTGCACCATAGCGAAGAGAGATTACAATGCCATGTATTTTACACCACAAACAAATAGAGGAGTATTTTTTAACAGCAACCTCATCCACTACGTCGATGTAAACAGATCACTAGAGGATAGAGTCTCCATCGCATATCACATCGGTGTCCATTACCTGTAGGAAAAACGCCTTTTAGTTTCAAAAAAAGGGGAAAAAAAATTCGGGGTATTTTTTACCCCCTTAGATTTTTATCTGGGAGATAACATTCTAAGATTATCACCTTTCTTAGTAAATCTATCAATAAATTGTGAACTGTCCTCATATGTCATGATTTCTCTCATATCTTCAAGCACGACATTTAAGTAATTTGGTCTAATTAGGTTTATTGACCTTTTTTGGTCATTTTTTGCAATTTCAAATTCTAGGTTTGATATAGATGTTATAATATCACTGCCAGAGAGTGTATTGTTTCTGCCATCATAAGACCACTTAAATTCATAATTTGCAGGCACAACATTTCCTTGACTCAATAATGAGTTGCCATCTTCATCAAGAACCTGTTTAGTCTCATAATGATGAATTGATAAAAGCTGATCTTGACTATACTTGTTATTCAAATAAACATTGAAGTCTCTTTGTGGCATAGGCCACTCTTCTCTAACATTTATGATGTTATTTGATATGAGAACAACCCAATCTAAGAATTCGCTGCCATAAAATTTGAATGCCACGTTGTCTGGTCTATCATCACCTTCTATCATATATGTGTTGAATACAACTGCATTCTCAAAAAAGTCATCTCTAAGTTTTGCTCTTTTAAAGAGATTTTTGACCCTTATCGTATCTTTACTAGATTTACGATTATCTGAGAAAGAGGGTAAAATTAAGTCTGGGAAAAAATCGAAATATGCCATTAGAATCCTACATCGTCCTCCGTCATGTTAGGTACATTGCCCTGATCATCCTCAAATACCGTAGGACCTGGCAACGCAGTAGCAGATAGATCCCTAATACTCTCACTTTTGTCTAAATCGCTATAATCTTGTTCAAGTATAGGTGTCAATTCAGTAAATGATAATGCCATGCTTGTTCTCACTGGTTGTGACAATGCACTAGCATCATCATATGCCTGATAAACGTTGTCGGGTGCATAATCGAACTCAATGGCAGTCAAGGCACAAACCTTAAACATATTTAATGATCTAATTCTTTGTCTTCCACTTCTATATCTAATGCGAAATACATTTGGAGATCCAAGGAATATTGCAGAATTTTTGCCACCTCCGTCAGTTCTTTGTGGTAACATCCCTTGTTTAAAGAATCTTTGTATTTTTCTTACCACGATTGCCTCATCTGCATCATTGGGAGCAAATTGAAAACCAAAAGTAAATGTTCTTAGTTTAGGTCCGTTGAATAGTAATTCTAAATTAGGGTTGATCGCTTTTCCAGTAGATCTTGTAATAAATTGTGCAGGGTCAACATTTATACCTGCCTTGCTCAATGCTAATTTAGAGAGTGTAGCAGATAATATTGCTCCTGTCTCCGACTGTGGGTTTTTCTTTAATTCTCCTCTAACGTCACCTAATAGACCTAATCCACCAGTTGTTGCATCTTTAAGCACATCACCTATATTTTTACCACCAGTAAGAAGACCTCCTATCGCATTGTTAGCAGCGAAGAAAGCACCTGCCTCAACAGCATTTGCTCTGCCCTCTCCCCATGACACACCATTACTTGCAAGCAACTTATTTGGCATTGGCAACAATACTCTACCCTTGGGATCTGTTTTTCTTGTATCGGGATCAACTATGTTACTCCCTCTTCTTAAACCACCTGTCACAGTTTCTCTAAGAGCACCCTTTTCACTGTTTTCTTTTGCCGATTGTCCTGAAAATCCTCTTTGTGGGGCAACAAAAGCAAATTGCTCAATAAAGATATGATCTTGTCCATTTGCCTCTGTATATTGTGCGTCAATAGGATATCTGAGGGTCTCATTTTTCATCATGTTAGTTCTATCTTTTTGAACTACTGCTGGTTCTATGTTTCCATCTCCGTCATTCTCCTCTTTCTTAATTTCTTCTGTCTCAAAGTATACAGCAGGTAGTTCAGATTCATAAGGTTTATCACCATTCGCAAAACTCTTCATACCAGACTCTTCAAGTGCAAGGTCATGCACAGTTCCAAAACCTGCTTTTTCTGCTTTACCACCAATATATGACATTTCATTGATATATGCTGTTTGTCTGGTGCTATTCACATCTGCTGCTATTGCCTGCCCTAATTCACTATTAGGAGGGACTTCCGTTCTTTTACTAAAAGGTCCGTTCTGTTTTGCCTCTACCTTTATTTCTTGTCCGTATGTTGGACTGTTCAAGTCTATATCTATTGTCCCATATATTGTTTGACCATTTATCTTATAGTGCATGACCTCGGTCATAGGTCCGTTATTACCATATGCACTTACCTTAACAGCACCATTTGGATTAGGTTCATCATGAAAACTCATTTATATACCCTCGAATTACTTACAGACAGGTTGATACTGCCAAGATCTCTTACAAAATCTTGAATGGGTTGTTCTATTGCTTTGTCCCACTCATTCATGTTTATATCTAAAAATAAAGAGTCTACATACGATTTTAGGTATTTATGGTATCCACGAACAATCCTCAAATCATCACCCGAATCAATATACCTTAATATTCCTTTACGATTACTAGGTTTAGTGTAATGTAAATTAACACCCCAAAAAGCATTACCTTGCACTGCTGTTACAACAACAAGTGGTTGCCTGTCATAAAATGGTAGTCTTTCAGCAGTTTTCGCCCCATATTGGAATAATAACATTTTACCTGGCATAGGTGTGCCAGTAGTTGTAGAGAGTGGAAATAAACTTTTATACTCCAAGTTCCTTCTCCGTCAATATTTGGAACTCCCACCTTCTATCTTTACAAAAATCCTCTGCTGCTTCCCATTTTGCTTGATTCTTAGCATATTCATAGACTTCTGCAACATACTTTTTTGTTCTTCTTTTTTGCATCTTTGGTTCTTTGACCTGTTTTGCAGGTTTAACCTCTATTACTTTTTCTCTCAATTTACCTTTTATATCCTTGTATTTGATGTAGAAGTCTGGAAAGTATCTGTGCACTCTGTTATCGAGTGGTGATCTATACGGTATTGCTATTTCCTCTGACGACCAAGTCACAATTTGCTTATTACTATCACAATAAGTCATAAATTTTAGTTCCCATAATGACCTATACACTATTTCACTAGCGTTACCTTTGTACTTTTTACGGTTTTTTGGTCTAAACTTACCTTTATATGACATACATAGTATGTAAGATAGCACATTGTATTTATAGATGCCTGTAAGTAATCAAATAAGTGCAAGGGACAGAATGTACCTTCCCACAATAGAGTTGTACAGGACTGTTGGTAAGTTCGGTAACATTGTGCCTGCATTTAATAATAATTATGATGTTTATATTAACTTTAACGCAAAGGGTGGTCAACTAGCGAGTCATATAAGAAGTAAATTTCTATATGATATGGGAGGACATGATCCTGGTTCTATGATCTCATTATTTTGCTCTGAGGCAGTTTTACCTGGTTCTCAAATACAGGTGACGGAGGTAGACGGACTTAGACAGGGTGTGCAGCAATCATTTGCAGTGTATCGAAGATTTCCAGAGGTTATATTGACATGGTACTCACAAAAAGATTATTATACAAATGATGTGTTTAATTCATGGATGGATTTCATATCACCACCTGCTAATTTGACCGAAAAGGCATCTTTCAGAAAGTTGAATTACCCAGACACATACAAGTGTGACATACAAATAACCTCTTTTAGTAAAGATACTGTCGATGGCACTGAGAGATTGCTAACTGGAAATGTTTTTAGGCAACAAATACCAAGTTCTATAACATATTTTCTATCCAGAGCATTCCCAGTGAGCATTGTTGCAGCACCACTAGCATATGGTAGGGCAGAACTCATAAAGACCACAGTCACATTTAAGTACGATTACTACTATACTAAGAGAACATCAAGGATAGGTACTCAAATAAAAGAAGAACAAATAGTATCACCACCGAGAATGAGTTTAGCAGGGGATCAAGCACAGAACACATTTTCTGAGAGAGGTCCTGAACGAATTTCAAACAATGGTGGTGACACAGACACAAATAAAGGCACATATAGTGGTAGACCAGAGAAAGATAATAGAGGACCTGAGAACGCTTCAGAACAGTTGATTTTCAACTTCTCTCAACCTGGTCTAGGAGCTTTTTAGCACATGTATGATAAAGATGTAATTATTCAATCAATAAAAGACATCAAAACCTGTTTAAAACCAAGTCGGATACAAGAAGCAGGGATTGGTCTTTTTGCTTTGAAGAAAATTAAAAAGGATGAGGTTCTGTATGATCGAAAATATTACAAAGATTTAATTGATCATGAAATACCTGCAACTTTCATTGATAAGATAGTTGAACCAAAGATTGCAAAGTACATTGAGAGAATGGGTATGTACATTTATGAGAGTGACTCGTATATTATTGATATCCCATTGAATATGTTGTATGCTGAGTATTATATTAATCATTCACATACACCAAACATGTTCTGGGATCGACAAAC